GTATTGTGATTGATCCAAGACCGGATACGTTTTCACTCATTGCGGATACCTTTGCTATACAAAAATAGGCGGTAACATTACTGCTACCGCCTATCGTAATGTATCACACGTGTTAGCTACAAACACCGCTGCGAGAGTGTTACCACTCTATGCAATGACATTACTCGTCGCCGGACTGACGTTCTTTGACTTCCACCGTGTACTTCAAGAACGGGGGAATAGTCTCACCAGTACCCATACGATCAAGGATCACGCGACCATTCATCGTAAGCGTCTGAATGTGTTCACGCGCGGCGGCCACAATTTCAGGGGCGGTACCTGGCTTGAACATCACATAGACCGTACGCGGGCCAAGAACGCGCTTAGCCTTTTCCTTAGCACCGGAAGCAGCCGCCTTCTGATTGGGGTTTGCCATAGTCTCTTTGTCCTTTTGCTGTAGCCCTTTGGGCTTGGTTGGTAATGTGGGTATCATACTTGTTTTCTCCTACACGTCAAGAGAAAAATGCACTAGCCCATAAAAAATATGGGCTAGTGCTATCGGGCTATTAGACAGCCCGAACCGGCTTGCCACGTGCCTGTTCCATACCTTCATATTCTTCATGCGATACCGCAAGAATAACATTCTGTGCAATGAAAGCAGTCGTGTCAATCTGGTTGCTTGGCGCTACACCATGCATCAAGCAAAACTGCTTGAGCAGGTAGCGATTGCGCGGCGTCTGCACCAATGATTGAAACACACTGAGCGTTTCACCATCAGGATTGCCATCGGTATAATCCGCCGGAAACTGTGACGGATCAATGAAGTACTGTATAACAAGCATAGGCTTACCCTTGCTGCTTGTTTTCAATTCAGCGCCGCGCACTTCACCGCGATACTCACCGATGGGCAGCGGCTTCGGGCGTTCAGCATCTGCAAGCGAACGATCCATAGTATAGACTGAACCAAGTTGTTCTTCCGACATTCCAATGTCCTTTGCTGTTGATCGGAGTTTGACTTGTGACATAGTATTTTAGGACTGTCAAGCCACCAGCCCTAGTATCTATGGGGCGACTGACCCCCTAGATATAGTTAGCCTGCGACTGTGGGACGGAAGGCTGTTCCGGTTCCGGCCTTGCCACTTGCAGGTATCGGTTAATATCGTGTCGAACACGATATACAATAAACTCCAGCGCGTCATGCAACAGTGTTGCCGCATGATACTCAGGAAGCAATGCTTTGTGTTGCGCAGAATACACACGTGCGTCAGCCGAAGCTTTGAATGCTTGATCCAGTTGCTTCATTGCTTTGCGCAATGTAAGCATAGCGCGCTTCTGATGCTCACGTTCACAAGCATTAACGTATTGGTAGGGATTATCATTGGCATCGCTGTGACAATCCATAGGCGTAGCAGGGTTAGACACTGCACAGCCTAATGCGCTAGTCCCTTGGTACTGGGATTTTTGCGAAGCCATTCTCTTCCCACGCTTTGTACCACGTTGCGATGGCATTGTCTTGGTTCCTTTCATTTGGGTTGTCTTGGTTATACTTAACAGTGAAGAACGTGCGTTCGTCTGTCACAAACATACGAGTGCGCATCGGACGCTTCACACCATGTGCGCGCAAGTAAATGTTGCGCACTCTACCAGTGTCCTCTACATACCAGATTTCACTGATCTTTGCAGGGATAGCAACGCCGCCTTGACCACCAAGATTGAATGTGATCTCGGTAGTAGCACCAGCTTCATCACTACTCTCTTTGTCATGTGCAGTTAGAATGCAATGACACTTAGTATCAGCGCATACACGCAGCACCATTGTAATGAAGTCAAGGATCATGGCTGATCGAATACCGTAGCCTGTCTGACCTGGGTGTTCGATACTAGCCTTGAAGTTCTTACCACTAGCCTTGCCAGTGATAATACCATAGTGCAATGCCATCTGACCGAATGATGTAAGACTGTCAACGACTACGGTTTGGATACCGTGTTCGCGTATCAGCTTTAGCAAGTCACTCTCAATGATGGCACCCTGCTTGAATGCTTCGAGTTGTGCTGTCTTGTATGCAGAGAAGTCTGCCACAAGTATATCATGACTACGCACAAGTGATGCTGTACCAGCAGGATCAAACTGCATCCATAGCTTCTTGCCTGGGGCAGTAGATGCAAGCACAGTCTTACCTACACCGGGCTTGCCCCACAACAGCATCGTGAGTATCTCACGACGACTGATGGTGGGCAGCACTTCAATGCTGCCGAGCTTCATGCTGTGCGCACCGCCCACTTCTTGAAATTGTTCATGTTCAGTCTCCTGTTTTCTCAGCCAGCGGCGACCATTCTTCTGTGACCATCTGTGTGAGCATGTCGCGCTGGTCTTGTTCGTCGCTCGCACAGAAGGGGATCATACTGCATGGACGAAAGTAACGATTGCAGCTATGTGTGTGCTTTGGTGCAGTCATTGGATTGTCTTTGTACGCATTATATATACCTGTTGTGTACTCCAACCACTGCAACCATCGTGCCTTCATGTAGCTATCACGATACACATCTACAATAGACAAACCATCAGATGCATAACGTGGCAATGGCAGAGCAAGACCAAGCACAAGGCCGCGACGAATGCTAGTGTTTGTGTGCAATGATCCTGCAACACAATAGCCTGTGACTTGGTGACTCATATCGAATGACATGCGCCATGCATCATCAAGCCGTGATGCACTCTTGTTCTCTTGGATGATTAACTCTTCACTGTCCTGTGCTGCACAATGCAATCCATCAATACGTCCTGTATAGATGAATGGTTCTAGCTTTAGTCCAGGTTCAAGCTGCTCATGCATTGGCATGTACATTGTACCAAAGTACGGCTGTATCTTGATAGCAAACGGTATCTCTACACCAATGTCGGTAGTGGGATCATCAGCATCACGCATCCATACAGGATGACGATTGAAGTCCCATCGTTGTATGTAGTATAGCAACGATGTTTCTAGGTTGTTGAATGTGCGACGACGATCACTAGGATCATCAACGTAGTCACTCGTTGCTAGACATTCCAATGCAGCATTGCGCGCACATGCTTCTGTGTCTGGACCGCGCACACCTTCAACGATAGCTGCCCATCTGTCTTTGCCAAACAAGCGCTGACCATGATACAGTACATGCTCGGTCCTGCCTTGATACAAACTTAGCTGCATCAATCTGATCACTGCAAAGCAATCATGCAGTGCAGTACCCGCTTCTAATGCCATACTCCTGCCACCACCCGGCATTGCTTTGTGCATACCGTATCGTAGTATGCCCCATGTCGGACACATATTGATGGCACTCAGCTTAGTATAATCCATTTTGTCTAGTGTGTCAATCTCTCGTTTTGTAGCGATTGACATTTCAATGCGTGACCAGCTATTTGTCCTCATGGATCTCTCCTGTGATAGTAGGGTCGCTGCCTACTTCCATTGCCATCTGCTTCAAACGCTCAGCATGGTTGTTCGCTTTAGTCTGTGCCAAGTCTGCAAGCTTAGCATTGTGTAGGTTTAACGCACCAGCAAGTTCACCTGTTGCTTGAGCTAGTGTACCGATAGCTTGGCGTATTGCATGTATGTCGCCATTCATTTCAATGAGTATCTGCCCAAGCTTCTGTGGTATATGCCCGCGTAATTCACGAATGTCACGGTCAGTTACTGGCATCGTTCGCTCCCACCAATTCGTTAAGCTGCATAGCTTGATGTGTGTTGCTTTCAATAAGCTGATGTGCAGCTATTGCGATGGCAGCAATCATGGTTGTCAATGAGCCATGCTGTGCCTTGCCTGTGGCAACATCATAGCCAACAAGACTAGATGCAGTAGTAGCTACGACTGATGCAAGCGCTGCGATAGTTACCGAACGTGTCTGCGCTTGTTCGTCTGGCGCAAGTGCTTGTACCGCTGCGGTACCACGCGCATTAGCAAGTTCAATGCGCGCAGGGTTATTATACAAATCACTCTGTACCTGCGTACAGATTACCGCTGCATGATGCGTAAGACGCACCAGTTCTATTAGCGGCATTGCAATAGGATGTAGTTCCTTGTCATTCATGGCTGCACCTTCATGTGTATGGATGGGTCGTTGTGTTCTAACATTTCAAGTGCTACATTACTAGCGTCATTGATAACTAGCAAGCGCAATCCAGCAAGGAATGCTGCGCGCTTCTCTACTTTCTCTAACGCTTTGTCTAATGCAGCAAGTTCTTTCTCCATCATCTTGCTTTGCTTATCTATCTGCTCCACCATTCGTTGATCTTTGGCACGCTGCTTGATCTCTACGGTTCGTTGATGCGCTTCGATAGTTGCCAACCTACGTCTGCGTATGCCATCGAGATAAGCCTCTTGTTCTTGCGGCGGCATTGCAATGAATAACCGACGCTCGAAAGGTGTGTCTCCGCGCACACCATCATCTATGTCTTTAGATATTTGTCCACCTTCGCTTTCGCTTCTGCTTCTGTCTTTTCTTCACCAGTAAATATCTGCGGTGTAAGTTGTAACGTAACAACCCACTGCCACACACGCTTACCAGGAATATAGACAATGGTTGCACTGGCATTCTTGCGTGTGAATGTGTGCGTCTTTGGCTTGATGTTTAGCTGCACTATATCACCCATTGGCTTCATCACGTAGCCGTGCGTAGATACCGACAATGCCAAGGCTACTCAATGGCCTGCCTGTATTCTTGATGCTCTGCCCTGCGCGGCGCATTGCATATGTGTTTTCGTTTGGAGCGCCGACACTAAACACATGATTGGGACACATTTTTGTATAGCTGTGCAATGTATCACTTGCCTTGGCCTCAGTGCAGTTAGTAATCCACTGCTCTATGCCATGCACTTTTGGCAGACGTTCTTCAAGGCTTTGTGTTGTGAATACGTTTGGTAACTCTTGCTGTTCCATGTTGCTTCTCCATCAC